CCTGCCCCTACGCCCGCTCCTACGCCCGCTCCTACGCCTGCACCCACACCTGCCCCTACGCCTGCACCCACACCTGCACCCACACCTGCCCCTACGCCTGCACCTACACCCGCACCGACACCTGCTCCTACGCCTGCACCCACACCTGCACCTACACCCGCACCCACACCCGCACCGACACCCAACCCGACCCCGAGCCCGACACCTATACCAATAACACACCCTGTCTGCAATCCTTGTCCACCGCCCGTCTTTTCCAAACCCTCGACCTCTTTTGGCGGAAATACCAATATTCCCACTTCGCTCAATACAAAAGCCTTTAGATATTCCCAATTGGTCAGTTTACCTTTTCGGGCTCGTGGCTCGGGTACAGTAATCTTTATTCCGAGTACTACCGCAGAGAATGCTTGTGTCAAACCGCCTAGAAATAAATTTTAGAAATAAATTTTAGAAATAAATTTTAGAAATAAATTTTAGACATATATATACATATACATATATGTCAACCCCAGTGTCAATACCAAATCAGGCGCGTAAAAAAAGACCCTTGTACTTACAAAATAAACCCCAAACTATCAATGCTATAGATGTACAACGAACCGAATTAGAAACTATAGATGCACAAATTAAAGAACTAGATAGTGACCTGGTGGGCCTATTAGACATTCTTAAGACCGACTGTTACCAAGCAGACAGCAAACAATTTATAGAACTATATCTTAGATATTTAACAAACAAAAAAAATGAATTAGAAAATATGCTTCTTGAAACAAAAAATTTAACTGACAATGTCATAGCCACAGTTAAAAAATGCCAGGAAAAAGAACCCACAGATACATTTTATGACGCGGAAGAAGGGCCGGCGGTTGAAGGGCCGGCGGTTGAAGGGCCGGCGGTTGAAGGGCCGGCGGTTGAAGGGCCGGCGGTTGAAGGGCCGGCGGTTGAAGGGCCGGCGGTTGCAGGGCCGGTGGTTGCAGGGCCAGCGGTTGTAGGCCCTAAACCCAACAGAGTACTAAAGCTAACGCAAGTAGAATATGACAATATAGATTGGATTTTTAACACTAGTGTAGCGTTTCTAATGAAATTAATAGAAGAAAACCGTGGCACAGAATTTTATACCGACGAAAAAACGGCAAACAAGGTATTAGATGAATTACAGAATACACTCATGAGTGAAGTTAATCTAACGAAAAGGCTATATATTAATGCATTTATATATTATAAACTACAAGATACTAAAAAACTGTGTATTAAAGTCATGTACGAGCAACGCGAACAGTGGGAACCGTTTATTACCGAGATTTATACTTTATTTACAAAGGAAGATAAAGATACCGAATATATTTATACTAAAAGTTTTGTTGAACAGTTTATAGATGAATTCTTAAGAGCATTAGTAGCAAATCCAACTATAAAAATACCTTATAATACCAATTTAGACATATTTAATAAATGGCAAAATTACTCTTTTTACAAGTCGCAATTGGCAAAACAAAAAAATAAAGGTGGGAAAAAGAAGCGTACCCGTAAACAGAAGCATAAGCGTACCCGTAAACAGAAGCGAAAAACATACAAGTCTAAGGGAAAAACATACAAGAAATAAAATTAAATAATAATTATTATTTAGGAATTATATTTAGGAATTATATTTAATAATTAGGAAATAATATTTCTCTCATACTAATATATAAAATGGTTAAGAAGATTATGAAATCGTCGGATGGCAAATATCACGTGGCAGGAAAAACCTACGAAGTTTTAGAAGGTTCGCGGGCTCAAGTCGGCCATAAAACAGCATATAAAACCGCAGGGGGACTAACTTTAACTGATTTATTTAAAAATAAACATGGACATTACGTTTCTAAGAAAAAACATTTAACCGCCAAGAGAGAACAGCGGTTATTAAAGGCCGGTTACGGGACCGTTAAGGGAAAGTTTGGGGCTGTTAAGTTGAATGGCACCCGTAAGCATCGAAAAAGTAGGCATAGGCGTAAGTAAATATTTAGCGTAAGTAAATACTTAGCGTAAGTAAATACTTTTAGGAAAAATATAATAATTTAATTATTATATTTTTTGTTATTATTTTTTGTTTTTATTATTTTTTTTGTTTTTATATCTTCCACCAACTCGCTTTAATTAAGCCGTCCGTATCGATATGTTCTTTAAGCATTTCCAACGAAATCTTCTCAAAATATATTTTACTAACGTTAATCATATTTTTCGCTGAAGTATAATATTCATATGCGTCATTTATGGAGGTGGTCAACATATATTCTTGCTCACTGCATTTTAATTTGAATAATTCCAGGGAGTTTGCAACATCGTTACGTTTATCCCATAGAGTACTTTTCACATTTTGAATAAATTTATTATCAAGAATGCTAATTTCGGGATAAAAGTGATGAATTAAATCTATTAACAAAGTTTCGTTCATATTTAGGCAAATTTTCCCATTATTCACCCAATGTCTTACTAACGCTAGTAATTCATCAATCTCTAATTCAGAATCATACTCGATAACCGTTGTATCCCAAAATTTAATGAACTTTGCCACAAACGGTAGTTGAGAACTGGTAATATCTAAATAACTATCCGTTTCTTCCTCATATTTAAACTTCTCCTTTAATATATTTTTCAAATTGGCGTGAAATAGAATATTAGGAATGTTTTGTTCGGCCAGATAATTCTTCCAGAGAAAAATCATATTCTTGCCAGTTATTTTAGACGCCGGAAGACTAGTTATGGTTTTATCTAAAAATTTATCAACAATATTCTCTATCGTGTTTTTATTTAAAAACAGTGCGTGCTCTACCAACTTATTTTCCGTGCATTTTTGTAAAAACTCGTCCGCCGAGCCATAGCGGTGCGAATAATGGGCGGCTACGCATAATAAGTCAATTAGACCTTTAAACAAGTCGGCGTGGATGTTAAATTTTTTACTGTTATTTTTATTATTAAACTGTATTAATCGACAATCTTTATAGCTATGGTCATAAAACTTAAACTTTATATTATTTAAAATAGAGGAGATACCAAAGAAAGAATAACTTTGATTATTAATCTCTCGTAATATGTCTTTGAATAAGGGCGATATAATATAAATTATATTCGTGGCAGTCTTAGACAAGAGACAATCGCCGATAATGGTCAAAAAATACTTGGCTTGATTGCGCGTGTTGAAAAGACTAGGACATAACAAGTTAATTACAAATTGAATTGTAGCGGATTCTGGTATAGCATTCAAGGGGGATTTTTCTTTGATGCGTTTTAAAATATTATTATTGGTTTTATGTTTCCAATCCATTAGGTTTTGTTCGTTTGTAATTGTACTTAAAATTTGGTGTTGTATATCGTCTTCATTATATATTTTGAAATGTGTACCGTTGTAATGTAAAAATAATTCGGAATGCGCGCTGTAAAAATAATTGTTTTTTTTAAGGAACCGGTCGGTAAATTCATCTTTGTCGCAGGTTAATTGTTTTTTCCGCTCTTCTCTCTGTTTATAAATAGTAACTGAGTTTTCTAACGCTACGGGCAAGAGTTTTTCTATATAGTTGCATAATCTGCCATACACATAGTCATTTTTTTCGTATTTGTCAATTAAAATGTCTAACATACGGTGTAATGTGGCATTAGGCACGGCATTGGGCACGGCATTAGGCACGGCATTGGGCACGGCATTGGGCACGGCATTTGGCATAGCATTGGGCATAGCATTGGGTATTTCCATCGTTACTAGTATTATAACGAATTGTCTTTATATATTTTTGTTAATATATACTCAATATATACTCTATACCCGCCGTTTCTGCGTTCTAGACCGACGTTTTCTCCCGCCGGTTAGAACCATTCGTTCAGGGTGTGGAGTCTTATGTTTCTTTGTGCGAGTAAAATGCTTCCCCTGTCGCCGTTTATGTCTCTTTGACTTGCCTATTGTTAAATTTCCAAACATTTTAGAAAATAATTCGTCCTCGGTTGGTTTGGTCCTAGCTGTATTGGTTCTCGGCGTAGTACTGGATGTAGTAAATTTCATAGATTTACCAAATAACGCACTTAATTCGTCCATGTGCGGGTCAAGAACTTTACCGGAACGGGTTTTCATGTATAATATATACTTATAAGATAAAATAAAATAAGATAAAATATTATATTATATTATATATTTTATCTTATATTGCATTGCTTCGCTTAGCTAAGCTTAGCTTAAAACCAATGCTTCAATTCCAATTGTTTATCATTACTATAAGATAGCACAGGTGCCGATAATGGAATAACTAAAGTACTGGCATCCCGTTTATATTTCATGTAACCTTCGGCTTCCCCATACACTTGATTCACTGCATAATTCAAGACAAACTCATTTAAATCTTTAATTTGACCTGGTATATCTATGGCTAAATTCTTCGAGTGTTGCAAAAACACACTCCGCATAATTATTTGTAGTTCATCGCAATTTTGTTCTCCAATGACATATTGACCGTTCGACCTATTATAAACACCGGCCCGTATACCATTTTGGATTATCCTCATATTTTGAGCACTAAAAAATGTTACAGATAAAGAGGTATCGTTCCAATTACCGGTCATAGCATCCCTAAAGGAAGCACATTGATTTACTGGTATACGGTCAATCATGGAAAAACGTGTATCAATGTTTGGTCCAATAATATTAACCCGACCATTACTTGAGATGGTATTAGCTATAGCATTTTGTTGCATTTAATATTATATAAGATTTAATTTTATATAATTATAATTAAATTGTATATGTTTAATTAAATTTTATATAATATTAAATTTTATATAATATTAAATTGTATAAAATTTATATTTATTTTTTTAATATTTATATTATTATATATAATATAATGGCTAATTTTCAAACAAGCGTAATGACTATAGCAATCGTGTTGTTAATCATTTGTCTAATATTTATTGGTATTTCATTATATAGAAGTAAATATAATAAAGAATTTCCCCCTATTCTTGCTAATTGTCCAGACTACTGGGAAGATAACTCGGAAAATAATAATGGTTCGAAATGTGTAAATACTCAAAATTTAGGCAATTCCCAATGTTCTAAAACCATGGATTTTTCGGGGTCTATGTGGAGTGGGGACGCAGGCATATGTGCTAAATCAAAATGGGCTAAATCCTGCGATTTGACTTGGGACGGGATTGATAATAATTCGGGGATGTGTAAAGATAAAGCATAAAGTATTAATCCTCCTCATCATACTCACACGAATTATGGGGATTAACCTTCTTATTGCGAGTATGAGATTTATTCTGCGGATATGATGAGGCAGAAGCACCTGTAATATCTTTTTTGCGTAAATCAACGAAACCGAGGAAACCCATTGGGCCTCTGTCACCTTTTGGACCCATTTGCCCCTGCATGCCCTTATCACCTTTTGGACCAATTTTTCCCTGCATACCAGCCGGACCCGCCGGACCCATCGGGCCCATCGGACCCATCGGGCCACTAAGACCGGTAAGACCGGTAGGACCAGCCGGACCAGCAATTGACTCGGGTACTTTTTTCTGTGTAAAAGTCCACGTGACTATTAAATCATCGTTAGTAATGGTAGGTGACGTCCAAACGGTTTGGCCGGCGGCATCTTCTAAAGTTAAATATGTCCCAATCGCTCGCGTCATACTATTATCATTACGATTATAATATACAATTTTACTCAACTGATAGGCTTGGCCTAAATCTAATTTCCAAAAATTATCTGGACTTTTATTTGCCGAAATATACCCCCCGACGACCGTCGTATTCGTCATAGCTCTTGTTTCCAGTTTACCATCAATGGGTGCGGTTATCGACAAAATGGGATTAGGCTCGGAGGTATATAAATTTAGGGCACTTGCTGTACCTTTGGGCGCGATATTCATATTAGGGTCATCTGCCGTATAAACCGCCAGTTGGGAAATTTGTAAAAATTCTGAATTACCTTGGTGAAATGTAATATACCTTACTTTCGCATTTAATTCAGCCGGCGGATTATCAAAACCCTCCATGAACCGTGTGAAAAAACGGCCAACAGCCAAGGCAATTAACATAATAATAAAAAGTATTACCAGCCAATGTTGAAATTTCCAACCCTTATTAATTTTAAACATATATAATATATACTTTAGACAAAAATTTTTTTCTAAAGTATATATTAGAAAAATGATTGTCGGTAGTTTAACAGAAGACAACAAAATATTCATCCCGGTTTATTGGACGGACCCCACCGCCACCCCTCAGATATTAACTCATTTTCAAGGGGGGATCGCCTATGGTATTAATAGTTCACAACAGATTGTTGGCGTGGCTGGGTTTAGCGATGGAACACCTCCCGGACCAGCTTATTGGCCGGCTCCGGATGCCTCACCTCTGCCATTAGCGACGTTGCCAGACTACACAGTAGGAATAGCCTATGGGATTAATAATTCTCGGCAAATTGTCGGCGTTTTTCTTAATATAACACGTGACAAATTAAAATTAAGCCCGGTTTATTGGTCTTCACCCAGTGTCTCCCCTCAGCCATTACCAATGTTATCAGGGTATACAGAGGGTGTAGCCTATGGTATTAATAATTCCCAGCAAATTATCGGTGTGCTTATTAACAACACTACAGCAACATTGGTTTATTGGTCGACACCAGACACCCCACCTCAACAAATTAGAGATATAGACCCAGCCATTATTAACAGCGGATTTATTGACAAAAATTTTATAAAAATCGTCGATATTAATGATTCCCAGCAAATAGTTAGCGTTAATGTGGTCAACACTCTCCCTATACCAAGATCTATACCAAGTTATTCGCCTAATCTTACTAGCTCACCTGAGGCATTACCGGTTTTGCCAAGCAACCCATTTGGAATAGCCACCGGTATTAATAATTCTCAACAAATTGTCGGCACACTAGGGACTGGGAAAGATGGTGTAATCCCGTTTTATTGGTCTTCGCCCACTGCCCCACCTCAGCCATTGCTATTGTTGCCCGGGTATACACAAGGGTTGGCCGCGGGTATTAATGATACAGCCCAGGTTATAAGCAATATTTGTTTTCCCTCCGGGACCCCTATACAAACCAATCAAGGTATTATCGCCATAGAGAAGCTAAATACAAAAGTACATACCATAAATAATCAACCGATTAAACACATTACTCAGACGACTACCTTGGATAAATATTTGATTTGTTTTCAAAAAGACGCACTGGGGCGAAATGTGCCATGCGCTACAACGATTATGTCCAAAGAGCACAAAATTGACTTTGAGGGGCAACTCATACCCGCGTATCGTTTTTTAAATTTTTCTAGAGCAGTGACAAAAGTAAAATATACCGGGCAAACCTTGTACAACGTCCTGTTAGACAATTACGACCGAATAAACGTAAATAATCTGATTTGCGAAACATTACACCCGGAAAATATCATTGCTAAATTATATAGTAATAATTATACTGACAACGCGAGAAATAACATAATTATTCAAATGAATACTTCTTTAGAGGCACGGGATTTTCCTGCATATAAAGATATAGTGAAGCAATTGACTTAACACTTTTCCTAAAAGTGTTTTGCTACACTTTTCCTAAAAGTGTTTTTGCTACACTTTTCCTAAAAGTGTTGTTGTTTTGCTACACTTTTCCTAAAAGTGTTTTTGCTACACTTTTCCTAAAAGTGTTTTTGCTACACTTTTCCTAAAAGTGTTTTTGCTACACTTTTCTTAAAAGTGTTAAAGTGTATTAAACATTAAAATATATTATTATGTAAATGGATACCTTAAACATTAATTCATTTTTAAAGAGAGAACATATCTATAAAGAAATAAAAAACATTTTAACAAATTTTGAAAAAAATAAATTCGACCTGTTATTAAAAAGAGGCATATACATATACGGGGCCCCTGGTAGCGGAAAAACAGAGTTTATAACCCGCTTACTCAAGGATATAAACTACGATATTATTAATTATGACGCGGGAGATATTCGCAACAAATCCATCATCGATACTATTACTAGAAATAATATATCTAATAAAAGCGTGATTAGTTTATTTTCCACTACGCCCAAACCCATCGCCATAATCATGGATGAAATCGATGGTATGAATAACGGCGACAAGGGTGGTATTAATTCACTGATTAAGCTCATTCGACAAAAAAAGACCAAAAAACAAAAGTTGGAAGATATCACCTATAACCCGATTATTTGCATCGGCAGTTATCATCAAGACAAAAAAATCAAAGAATTAGCGAAAGTCTGCAATACATTTGAATTGCCTTCCCCCACCAAGGCCCAGATTAGCACAATTATGAGTAAACTTATGCCTGGCTTGGGCCTGTCTTTAAATAGTAATATGAGCCATTTTATTAACGGCGATTTACGGAAATTGAATTCAATCTATAAAATTTCTCAACATGATGATAGTATATTGGATAACGAATTATTTACGAATATTTTCAAACGTAAAACGTTTAATGAAGATACCAAATTACTCACTAAAAAACTCTTGAATCAGCGCTACTATTTAAACGACCATCTTACTACTCTAAACGAAAATGACCGGACCATCGTCGGACTATTGTTCCACGAGAATATAATTGACACGTTAAATAAAATGGATTTGAAAGCCTCCATACCTTTTTATTCCAAGTTATTAGATAATCTGTGTTTTGCTGATTATATGGACCGGATTACGTTTCAACATCAAATCTGGCAGTTTAACGAAATGAGTTCACTTATCAAGACGTTTCATGGTAATAAATTGTATCATGATACTTTCCTCAACAAACCCGAGTTTAATCCGCCGGAAGTCCGTTTTACTAAAGTGTTGACTAAATATAGCTCCGAATACAACAACGCCACCTTCATAAATGATTTGTGTCAAACGGTGGGGTTGGATAAAAAAGATACCTTCACTTTATTCTTGGATTTGCAAAACAAACATTCTGATGAATATATTAAAGAATTACTAGAACACAATGATATAAGCAATTTATATGTGAACCGAATCTATCGCTATATGGATAAATGCATTGATGAAAGTGCTCTAGTGGACGGGGCTAGTGTAGCGGATATGAGTATGGAATAATGGTATAAAATACAATATATAAAAAATATATATATTATATAAAAAATATATATTATATAAAAAATATATATTATATAAAAAATATATATTATATAAAAAATACGCGACACGTGACACGTACCCGAATTTTATATATCTAGCTCTCTAACAAAACATGTTCCAAACTGTTTATAATAATTTAAATAATTACTATATGGCCAATAATATATACACCTATTGAACATATTTATATAATAACTAATTTTATCATTTATTTTCAAATTAAACACTTCATCTCCTCCAAATATAAATACTATTTTATTCTTATTATATTTCGTTTTAACAATGTCGTATAAAGGAAAAGAACAAAATTCATCTGGTCCTACTTTTCCATAAATAATTATATCCCAAAAATTGTTATTTATTTTTTCTATAATTTCGGCTTCAGTCATATTATAATCATTATCTTTTTGTAATCTATTAGGATAAGTAAAACAATTTTCACCATAATAAATATTTGACTGTGAATTATCAAAATCATTGTATAAGAAAGGTAATTTATTAAACTCCACAGCTACACCATTTATAGATTTAATATAACGCTTCAATCCTATCCAAAGTGATTCTCTATTATAGTTAATTCCGTGGTGACATGTTATTAATAATATATTTTTTATTTTATCACTTCCTTTTATATTGTCTAAGAAATATTTAGCAGTTGAAGAAGTCGTGCAATATTTTCTGGTATGTTCTAAAAACTTTGCATTTAAAATATTATATTTTTGTATATATTCTTCTGTATCAGACCAATTATTATATAAATTATAAGCTTCCTCATTAAGTTCTTTTGGATAAGTAGTAAGTGTATTAGTAGGACAATCTTGTAAATTTTCAAATAGTGGAATACAACCATTCATTAATATTTCATAATGTCTTAGACAGTCCCATCCGCCCTTTTTTTTTGTTATAGCAAATCTTGAATTTCTATACATTTCATTATACTCTTTTTCTTTTTTATTAAAAATATATGTAGATATATTTCCTGGAATTAAACTAGCCAATAAATATTTTTTATTATGAATACTATCGAAAATACATTCATCGGGAATACTAAATGATAATGGAAATATATTTACTTCCTGAGCGTTTAACTTATGAACTTCGTCATGGTCTAGTGGTGTAACGTATTTCAATACATCATCTATTGTGATATGTTTTAAACATTCTTTCTGGTTCATATATTCCTTTGATGTATATGGAATAATTCGTCTTATTTTTTTAGATAAAAAACTAATTATCCAACATAAAGATGAGTTAGAATGTAAAAGTTTTTTACAATCTCGAATTAACGCAATATCGTGTTTTAAGTTGTTCTGAATTAATATAGGGTTAAACTTGTTAAAAAACTCTATATATTTAAACTCCCAATCGTATTTTAATTTGTCACATACAATATAAATTTTTTCGTCTGTTATATGTTCATTTGTTAATAATTCTATATAGTATTGTGGTGGTATTATATTGCTTGTTTTACAAGGATATTGTATAAAGTCATCAAGTCTAATATGAATCACAATATCAGTTGTTTTTAGGTCCACACTATGATAATTATTTATAAGATAATCTTTAATGTAAATGCATTCATTGTTGTAGAAGAAATAATCATTATTTTTTTCATTACATATTAATTCTAATAATTTCTCTCTATAATTTACAAACAACTCACTTTTTTGAAAATAACCATCACCTATTAAAAAACTATTAGTTTCGTATAGATGTTTATCTTTTATAATATCAGTAATATTATCTTCATTTATTATTATAAAATTATCCTTTGGTAAATTATCCTTTGGAAAATTATCCTTTGGTAAATTATCCTTTGGAAAATTATCCTTTGGAAAATTATCCTTTGGTAAATTATTTATATATACATATTCTACATCAAAAAGAATTGTTAATAATTTACATGTTAAATATCTAAATAATTGATTACCAAACCGTCCATTTAATTTATCATCAAAAGAGACATATTTTTTTTGTTTTGATGCATAATTTGTATGATAAAAGTAATAACCGTTTTTTTTTGCTAGTTCAACATCCATATTTTTCTCGTGTATGTGAAGTTTTTTAGTTTCACACTGGTTATACAATAAGTGTTTATATTCTGGCTTGTTTAATATAGAAGTAAGCACAATTTCCTCTGGAAAAATTGATAAAAAAGGAGTTCCTAGTTTTACCATGGCATAATACTCATTTATAATTTTCATTATAATATTACTTTTAATATTAAGTCCAAAAACAATAGTTCTTATATAATGTGCGTTATTTAAATTTACATTTGTTAAAGTGTTTAATATGTCCTTTGTTTTTGAAAAGACCATAGCGTCATAATTATTTCCATCCGGGATATTTTCTATTATAGTTTCTTGTTCGTCTAAAATATCAAATAATCTTTGGGGATTATTTATAGAATAACAACCGGAATCAATCCAAATTATTTTTTCATATCCTAATTTTTTTGCTTCAAGCATCATAAAGATTTTAAAACAATATGGAACACCAACATATTTCATTTCTATACCAGTAGGATTTGGAAATCCGCCATTAAATAAATAAAAATCCCCGTTGTATTTTACTTGTTCTAATGAGTTAATTATTTTCTGTGAAGCTATGTATCTAGAGTTTTCTCTTATAGTCTTATTAAATTCGGTTGATGTGTGTAAAAAAGGCGTGCAGCAAACTATGCAATTTTTACTATTTTTATCATTTCCAAATTTGTATATTTTTTTAAATGGTAATTTATTACTAGTAATATCTATTATTTTTTGTCGAAACCCCATCGTACAACGATATTTAAAATCTTCAAATGTGTAAAAATTATTTTGTGGAAGATATAATGATTTTAACATACTATTTATATTTTTGTTATTTAATTGTTCTTGAATATATGTATACTCATCTATATTATATTCTTCTTTGTCTGCTATATCTATTAGAAAAGGATTTTGAAAATAACAATATATTGTCAAATCATCAATATATTTTTTATTATAGATACTAATCTTTGTACTACAGTCCCACGTACTATAGGCCATAATTACACGTTCTGCTTCCACAACAACGCCCAAACAATATTCAATCTTTACGTCTTCGAATTTAAACGGAGCAGTGTAACGTAATAAATCCATATTCTCATCTAATATAACCAACATATGATAGTAATTGCGTGGTGTTTCATAAGAAACCAGATGCACGACAAACCACAATTCATATTTATTTGGTCCATTTCCAATGCCATATTTAAAACCACAACTCGAGCCGCGCACTCGCTTAAAGATTGCCGGCATAGGTTTTTCTTCAACAGATTCTAATATAGCATTTTGTATTTTACATATTTTTAAAGGAAACCAACAATAAACCACATGTGTTTCATTTTTATAATTAACATACACCCAGTTTTTTTCACACCCAGAATTTAAATTAAAGGCGGGTTTAACTTCTTGAGGTATTAACCTATCTATATCTATAGCATATAAACCATAGACGATACCAATTGTATTATTGTTATGATAACCGGTGCCGATGAATTGTATACCTGTACCGTCGTCAAAAATACGCACATCTTCAATACCCATATATCTTCTATTAGTATAATCTATATCAATAAGCTTCTCTCTTACAATTGTAAATTCATTTGTCAAATATACACATTTGTTAATAGTAATAATATGTGGGTCACAATCATGATAAGAGCCCTGTGGGTCTATTCGATAATTTACTAATCGCACATTCATTAAATACCCGTCCTTATAAGGAATAAGACTACTCGACGAAGAATTAAACTTGTATTCAACGTCATTTATCTTGTGTTGAAGAGAGAAGGTGAAATCATACGTTTTGTCTGCTTTTAATACGTCCGGATAAAACTTTAGATTAGACATTACACTCGTAATTATTTCTGCGTCCTCGCAATTATTTAAAATGGTTACCACTTGTGGGTTAATCTTGCGTACGCCGGTATAATACGCAAACACAGAGTATTCGTAGGCTAATTGCCATAGATAATCTTTGTATTTTGCGTGTTGTGATGAAATAGTATTATATAATTCCAGGGCTTCTTGCGATTTACCCTGAATCCGCCAGGTCTTTATTTTCTGATATACTTCTACCAAGTCCATTTCGCTTGTACCTGCCTGTTCGCTTGTACCCGAACCTGGACCTATTGCATTAGCATCATGCCCACTTAAAATGCGCCAGATTGCATTTTCACTCTTTTTCTGCGTCTTTAGGTTTGTCTCATCGATTTGTTCTAAGAATTTATCCACACATGTAAATAGTTTCGCTCGTTCCTCCTGCGTATCGGCCAGTAATACCTCTTTATAGTACACTAAATTATCTAAGGTGCGCAGCATACTGCTCTTATCCATGACCCCGTGCAGTAATATCTGTTTACAACACGCGTAACCACTTTCTTTATCATTGGCGTAATAGGCCGCAATAGAATTATTATATTCGAGGACATCGCAATATTTCGGTTGTTCGACAAATAATTTACCTTCGGCCAAGTTACGCTTATAATCCTTATACTTATGATATAAGCAATTTACCAAGACATTTTCGCCCTCCTGGCGGTAATAATCCATCGCATTAATGATGCCTTCAATCCGCTCAGTATCATATTCGCTGGTTTTTAACCAAAATTTCGCCGCATTGTCTTTATCACCTTTTTTAAAATAAATATTTCCTATACTCAAACACGCACAATATTTTTCCTGGTTCCAGGCCGGCATCAGGAGTTGTTTTTTGTACGTTTCGATGGCTTTATCGTAATCCCCATTATCGCGATAGCTATTACCCAAGTAAAAGACATATCTAGTATTATGGGGTTCGTCGACCAGACCCTGTTCCAATAAACTTATATCACGCTTGAATTTATCATTCTTTGCTCCCCCATCACCGATATCGTGAATAAAAATAGCTTGTTTCTCAAAGACTATACCACCAACACTTCCCGGGGGTACATTAATGTGTTCGTGTGTAACCCCTACATACGTAAATAATCCATTATTTCTGACTATGCGGATATTTTGATAATAAAACGCTTCGTTGCCCTGAAATATATAATAAAAATCGTCTTTTAGTGCATTTTTTACAAATTTTTCACTGACTTTTACGGCTTCGTGCTTCTCCAGTGCGTGGTAATTGGTATCTGTGCTACCGACAAAAGTCATTGGCGAATTAATTGCTGCGCTAGTAAATGAGCCAAGGTGTAAAATCATATCGGCATCCAAGAGTAAAACATAAGCGCTCATACCTTTACAGGCTTGCAACGCCACGTTGCGATTATGGGCAAAATTTTTAAATGGTTCTTGTATGATTTTGCCGGGAATGCCTTTCTCTATAAAATACGTCATAATAAGCTCTATGGTATTATCCGTCGAACCAGTATCACATATACAATAACAGTCAATTAGGTCAATTACCGCATCAAACATCCGTGTAATAATTTTACTTTCATTTTTTACAATCATATTCAGACATAATGTAGGGTCGGTATTTTTTAGATGTGTGTCCTTTATTTTTTCTGTAATTATTAATTCCATATAGTGGTAATTATTATATTTTTAAATCTATTATATTATTAATAGTATGTCTGATACTAGCGTAGCCATAACGAGTGATGCCACAACGAGTGATGCCATAACGAGCGATGCCATAACGAGTGATGCCATAACGAGCGATGCCATAACGAATGAAGCCTGGTTCAAGCGGTTTGTAGAGGAGAATTATGGTGAATTGCAAAACCAGTATTGGCTAGAACAAAAAATTGATTATTATTCTTCACAAGTAGCTCCCGACGATTTAAAAGCCTTAATAACTTATTTATCAAATTGTTTTATGATAAGAGATAGTTTAATTGCTTCTTGGCGATGGTCGCCAGAGTGGGAAGAATCAGTACATTCTCCCATTGCGTATTATTTAGTAAATTTACTGGTGTATAACAATGCGACATATATTCCGCCAGATTTATTTACTTGGTTAACATCATTTACCCGTGAACCTGTGTTTGACAAAGCCACACAACAGATGATAGATTTGCGCTTGGGTTATCTTAAAGCCGCCTTCTATCACACAAATCAAAATATTATACCCTTAAATAACATTATTCGCACGAATGAAATTCCACTCTCTGACCTTATAACCGGCATAATTCCTGAACAGTCTAAAGCGCATATAACCCGAACAGACAGTTGTATAATTTATCCACCCGATGATATTATCTACACATTTACTAAATTATATGGTGATAATGGACATAGCATGATTATCTTTAGTGGAATATCGCATGTTATTTGCAGTAATGACCAACTGAGTTTATTTTTAGAAGATACTGCCTTCATGTTTTTCCCTCCACGCTCGTGGAGTCTGGATTTACGGGTAGCCGTACATTTTTCTCCAGAACGAGATCCAGATGTTATTTCCGGTAATATACCGTTCAAAGTTATATTTATGCTACGGACCGACAAAGTATGTTACGTCTCCCCCAACAGTTCGTGGGAAGCGGAAGTTTTTAAACCCGCCGGAAACTATTACTATAAAGAACATTTTATGGCAAACTATAATGAAATTATCGGCAATGCAGTTAAACACACCAAGGAAGAACAAATACGTAACCTATTAGTTATTGTCATTGAGAAAATTGAGCCTATCAATATTGTACAAAAAACTGAGAAGGAATTTAATACCTTTATAGTAAATTTATTTGAAGGCTCGGGATTAGCGGAGGCAGACTCTCAAACGGATTTAGAAGAAGATGAGGAGACAGTAAAAGCCCATTGGGACGAAGTAATGGAATCATTTAAAGGGATTGAAGTACAACAGAAAGCAGCACAATATAATCAATCAGCAGTTAGTGAGGGTGGACAAAAGCAGCGCAAAACGCGACGGCGTAAATTATATCGTGATACTTATAAACAACGTGATACTTATAAACAACGTGATACTTATAAACAACGTGATACATATAAACATAATAAACATAAGAAACTTCAGAAAAATAAGTACAAAACATACCGAGTGAAAAATGAAAAACACCGCAAAAGAAAACGCACACGCCGAGCAGTTAAAAAATAATAAAAACCAGTAAATAATTAATAAAAGTTAATTATTTAATAAAAGTTAATTATTTACTCATCTTGGCATTGCTCTCTCAACCGAGTTTGCCATCGTGCGAGCAGTTCCGGCTGAACCTGTGCTTTGCGATGAGTCATAAACTGTTGAGGGCTATCATAGTACAAATGATTGGGGTTGGGATTAGGATAGTTTTTCGATTTAGGTTTAATTCTAAATCCGTCACTATCGTATGTTCCCAGCGTGTCTACCACTTTAAATAGTCGAGCTGAAGCCAAAGAGCCTACTTTCCACGGATACTTTGCGCCTGTGACAGCGTTGAGAATAAAACGGTCGGGTATATTAGAAGGGTAATACGCCGGAGGTTTGGTAAAACTATTTTCCGGTGCGGGTGGAAAATACGTATCTGGTGCCATTTCCATTTCCACCTCCAATTCTGACATGTAGTTAGTTGCATGTGATGCTTCCATTATTGGTATATATGAATATATATAAAACTTTAAGTATTATTCATATATTATTTTATTTTATTTTATGGCTTATTCCAAGCCTGCGTCAACAATTCAATCTCCATATCTTTACCTTTTAATAATTCTTTTAATTGATTAATATACTCGTGTTGTTGTTGTAAAATTTTCACAATTTCTTCTTTGCTTAGGGTCCGTGCCGGTTCTTCCCCAATTTTTATAGTGATGCCTTTATCCATTTTTTCTCTCAGAAGCGTTGCTCTGGTGCTTTTTAAATCTTCAATTTGTTTTAGTACCTCGGGTTTACTCTCGGGTTTGCCCGGCGCATAGTTTTTCAGACACTCGGGTAAACGGTTCATATAAAAATCCTGCATCTCCTCATCATTTATAAAGTATGACACTGGCAAATCGGTAGGTTTAATATAATCGGGATGAGCGTTTTCCAAGAGCATTTCTTTATTCACGCTATTATGGTCATGAGCAAAGACTAAGATGGTTTTGAAGGGGTCCAGTTGTACAAAAGGAATATTATAATTACTTAGAAAATCCTGTTCTTCGGATACAGCCACATTATTATCGTATGATTGAGTTTTTAATAAAACGCGTCGAAAGGCAAAGGTCGCCGCCGTGGCATGTCGCGGTCCATACGGCCCAAATTGGTAAATTTTTTCGAGTGATTTAAAATAAATATACATCGTACTACTACCGGCACACATGGCTTTGGGATTAGCTAATAAAGTGGCTACTGCGTGGGACACCCGTTGGGGCGGATAATAATCATCATCGTCCATGTAAAGAATGATACTACCTGTGGTTTTCGCATTTAAAATGTTTCTTTTCTCTCCTAATAGCATTCGTCGCTCATAGGCCAAATAGCGTACTTGGGGAATATGCTTGACTAAATCCTCTATTTTATCTGTGCCGTCGTCCAGAATAAGCCATTCCATTCGCTCCTTGGGGTAATCTTGTTTCTCAAAACATTTTATCATATACGGAATAAAGGGCCGGCGGTTAAAAGTCGGCGTACATATACTGACAAAAGGTAATTGTTTATCTTTACCGGCTTGAGAAAGCATTTGTATATGTTATACAATAATATAGGTTTAAATAATATAAGTGTAAATATTATAAGTATAAATAATATAAGTATAAAAATTATTGACCTCAACTCTTAAACATACTAAATAGTGTTTTTACAACCATCATCAGATACACTATAAGCATAGTAATTGCAATGGTGGTATCCAGATTTTGGAATGCTGAGATACACATTAATAACCCAAACAAGAGAGAAAGGGACGTAATATTACAATTAATAATTTTCTTAATTCGTTTGTAGTCGGCAAACAATGGCAAAAACAAAAACGTTAGCAAATATTGCATAGCTTGGATAATTACTACGAAAAAGGTTGTAAACCACGAATAAACAAATATCATACCAATTATCGTATAAATCCAACTCGTTTTAAATGCAGAGACCCAGTTCGAAAAATAAATGAAAATGACCACCAGGGGGAAAATTAGTAACATTAATGGGGCCAGGATAAAGATTTGAAAAGTTTCGTTCGAAAATATATTTTTATCGACTTCTACCGGGGCAAATAAAGTTAACCATTTTTGCAAGAGACTCCGACTAGTGATATAAGAGTCCGCCACACTTTCCGCAAACCAATTTTTAAAGCCTTGAAAGACGCCGTTTAATCGGCCCTCTTTATACATACTATAAGGCCAACCTCCGCTCTTCCCTATCCCGATATTATTTAAATTACTCCAATTTGGCGCAGGGTCTACTGATGAACTGCACATTGCACCGCCTTTCATTGCCCCACCTTTGATTGCACCGCCTTTCTGTGGGAAATATTGCGCTTCCTCGGTCGGCAATAATTTTTCTAAAAGAGTTACCTTAGCAACATCATAGAATTTATTTTTAGCGGTGGTCATATAAATCAAATTTGCGCCAATAACCCCTACACCCAGCACGATAAGTAAACTAAAAATAATCCATAAGCCAAAATTTAACCAATTGTTGGTATTATTATCACCATTACTATTACCGTCTTTCAAATTTTTTTTCTTTTCTTCGATAAGAGTTAATTCAGTATTAACCATAGTATATATATACTTCTATTAAAAAAGTACAGTAAAAACTTTTAATAGAAGTATATATATAATATAATATAATGCCCCAAAATAAAAAATATAATTTTAGTAAAAATTCAAAGAAATTACATTTTAAAAAAACACGTAAAATAAAAGGACAAAAAAAAAGACCGACTAAAATAAAATTAGAAGGGCAAGGCCATGGGCAAGGACAGGTGAAACCAGCACCAGCCCCGGCACCGACTCAAAAAAAATGTTATCTCGACGAGGAAATAATCAACATTTGTCGCACCGGTAAATTTACTAAAACGAGTGAAGAAGGCTTATATAACCCCCAGAACATGGAAATTTTTAATAAAATGACCGAACAACTGAACCGATATAAAAAATATAAAAAATTAAAGATTCCCCAACTGGAATATACTCAGTTTTTAATGGATACCTTTGAAAAACACAATAATAATAAAAAAGAAACGGAAATGATAAAACACGATTTTTATGGTTATGTAAATGATTCCTGGTTAAAAAAGACAGAATTGGAGATTGAAGACACCCCCAAATTTTATGTGCAGTTTGACACCTTTCGCGTCGTCCAAGAAAAAGTATATTATCAATTAATCGACTATGTTAAAGCCTATATTAAGAAGAATCCCCATTCCGAAAAAGCGCGGGCGATTAAAAGTATATATGTCTCCATGAGTACCGACACAGTCAAAGCCACGCGAGCGCAATCACGCAATATTAATGACACAATTGACCGGTTTATAGCCCAGGACGATATGTATGCTTTGTTAGCCTATATAAATGCCAATGAAATTGTCTCCTGGGGCGCACCCATCGTATGGAAGTCCTTGCCCGATGAAAAGAATGTTAAAAAATATATTAGTCATTTAGCCCCCGTACAGCTGAGTTTATACGACTACATGTTATATATTGACGACCCCCAGGATAATAAGGAAGCAAAAACCTATAAAGCCTATATAAAGAAACAATTTTTGACCTATATTAGAGAGACTTTTAAGGCTTGTATGGGCGACGAAAAATATTTAAATTATGACCCGCAAGATGTATGGGATATTGAACTCGAATTATTAGATGCGATGGGTTGTAAAAGCACTTATAAAGAAGACCCGGATTTTTACAACGTGATTAGTGCGCACGAACTTACACACAAGTTTAAATTTGACTGGGACTATTTTGCCAAGAAACTAGGGTTTGAAACCACGCCCCAAAAAATAATTGTCTCTAACGTGAGTTCCGTGACATGTATTACCCAGCTATTAAAAGACAATTGGAATTCAACCAAGTGGAAGACGTATTGGCTATATTTATATTTTAGGCAAATGATTCGGTTTGAAGACACCTTTAGGCATATTCATTTTGATTTTTATAATAAATTATTAGAAGGCCAGCCGACCATTATGCCGTCAGAAATCTACCCGATTTATGCACTGTCAATGACCTTTAATACGTTTTTAACCGAAGAATATGTAAAACATAACTACAATCAACTATATGTGAATTACGTCCACCATTTAGCCGATGATTTGCGCACGCTGTTTATTAGAAAACTTCACAGGAACACGTGGTTATCACCGTCTACCAAATTAATGGCGATTAAAAAATTAGAGAAACTCAAGTTTTTTGTAGGTAAACCCGAGAAGCTCAGATATGACCCACTGCACAAGTATAAAGACGATGATTCCTGGTTTAATATGGACCTGTTATCTAAATGGAAACATAAGAGATATGTAAGTTTAGAGAATAAGGAGGTAATAGACATTCCTGAGATTGATTGGAAGAATTTCAAATTGGTTGGTACCCAAGCTTATATGGTCAACGCTTATTATATACCTACGAGCAATTCCATATACATTCCTTTAGCGTATTTACAACCCCCTTTTATTGATTTAGCTGAAAAGGGTTTAGAGTATAATTTAACATATATTGGGTACACTATCGGTCATGAATTGTCGCACGCTTTAGATGATGTGGGCAGCAAATTTGATGAAAATGGCAATTTATTTAATTGGTGGACGGAGCGTGACCAGAAAATATTTCAATCTAAGATTGATAACGTTATAAAACAATACGAAGAATTTGCTGCGCGGGATGGTATTCAATTCGATGCTTCATTTGGTGTGGGCGAAGATTTAGCGGATATATCGGGTTTATCGCTGATTGAAGAGTACTTGATGGATACGCAGATTCTGTTGGAATATATAGATATAGTCAAACGTAACCGTTTAGAAATGTTTTATACTTATATAGCGATTCAAGGAAAACAGAAAATATATAAAAATGCTTTAAAAGCTCAATTAAAAATAAATCCTCATCCTTTAGAAAAATATAGAGTCAATTGTCCGTTGAGTCGTTTAAATGTATTTAGGCAAATTTTCGGTATTAAAAAGGGGGATGGTATGTGGTGGTCAAATACCGATACAATATGGTAAAGGTTTAGTCTATTATTTTTTTGTATTTTATATTTATTTGGTATTTTATATTTATTTGGTATTTTATATTTAGTCTTTTATATTTAGTCTTTAGTAATTATAATTTATATTTAAGCTTTAGTCTTTTATATTTAAGCTTTAGTCTTTTATATTTAATCTTTTATATATTAGTAATTATATTTTAGGCGTTAGTATATTATAATTTATATTTAAGCTTTATAATTTATATTTAAGCTTTAGTCTATTAGAATTTAAAAATTAGTAATTATAATTTAAAAATTAGTAATTATAATTTAATATATTAGTAATTATATTTTAGGCGTTAGT